ACTCACTCGCGGTTACGTTCCTGGCCCTAACTAGGTCATTCGCGGGAGTGAGTGCAGGCACCGTGTCAACCCTCCAAGTCCACTGCGTTAATCATCTGATTTTCGATGAGCCACTCTGCCGCCTCATCGACGGGGGAGCGGTCACCCCATTCACTAGACCACTCAAAGACCTTGCGTCCTGTGCTGCGCTCTACTACATGGATGGACTGCCCACCATCGAATAGGCGCAACTCGACATGCAATCCTCTGCGGATGCAGGCTTGACGCAGATTACCGAATGCTACACTAACGCTCATATCGCCTGCATCCTCCGCACTCAGGGTAACTGCAACTGGTCTTTGACCACTTGACGGTCCCTACAAACTTGTCTCGCGTCTCCTGTGGCGTTCGCCCGTTGTGCCATGCTCTAGGGTGCAGGCACCACCGGCAAGGACGCTTAGGCATCGGGACACTCACAGTCGGGGCGATTGCGCGCCTCATCCCAATTGCTGCTTCTGCATGTGGGTAGGTGCTTAAACTCTCCGAGATACACCGGGAGCATTTGGTATGCCTTCACTAGCATTCGTCGCCCCTTGCAATTCATGCACTCTTTGGTGCTGCGGGCGGTGTGCCGGTGGATAGGCAGGGTGATAAGCGCTTCCCACAATGCCTCATGCAAGTCTGCCACTTGCTCTGCGGTCATGGGGGATGGCTTATACTGCATGCTTGTCTCTTGCACAGTCTCTCCTTTGTAAGTGAGTTACACAGGGGGCAGAGCCCGGGGGGAACCCTGCCCCCTGTGTGGTGCGGAGCGCGTTACTCCCCGAGACCCGCGCTCCGCTGTGGTGTGCTAGTCCTGCTCATCCTGAGACTCGTCCTCATCGGACTCATCGTCATTGCCGTTGCTCCACTCCGCATCCTGCGTCTTGACGAAGGAGTCAAGGTCCGCGAGGATGTGAACAAGAGCCTCATTCGCGCTAACGTGAATTTCCACGAGTGCGCCGTATGCGTCTCCGCTTTCGACATTATCCATGCGCTTATTCCACGCATCAATAACACTCTGCAACTGCTTAGCGGTAACCTTAGCGGCCTTAACCGCGCTAATCTCCGGAGCGCTGCGGTCCCGGCGCTTGTCGCCAACCTCTGCCGGAATTTCACCCGCTTCGATAGCGGCAGGGATATCGGCCTTCATAATCTGCCGAGCGCGGGCAGCGGTCTTGTCCCAACCGAATTCCGTAGCGAGGTAATCGTTAAAGTTGGTGTACCGGCGCTTGCCCTCGGCGGTCTTGTGCAACTTCCACAGGTCATTGTGGTAGATGACATTCAGCGAGCGCGCGACGCTCTGCTGCACAGCCTCAAACTTCTTAAAGTTTTTGCGGATGTTCTGCTCATGCTCCTTAAGGAGCGCGGCAGGCTCGATAACCTCACCCTCAATGGCTTCCGTGCCTTCGGGAGCGGTCAGCATTTCCTGAGTCATTGCACTAGTCTCCGTTCTCTATGTGAGCCTTTGTCATAGTGGTGACTGTATCGGCTCCTGCACAGTCTCCGTGGTGTCCGGGCTGTTTCCCTGACATCCATATAATCCCATACCCCGCACCACTTGTCAAGTGTGTAAGTGGCTTACCGAGGTTAAGGTATCTTAACGCTTCATCGCCACCCAAGCGCCTATAATGATGATGACTACCCAAAACAGGGTAGCGATGAATAGCCAGAATAGGAGAGCCCATCCGATAGGCGGGTCAGGATTGCTCATGTGCGCGCGTATACCTCTTGACGAGTGGCGGGTAAGTCACTTACAATGGTGGTGGTCTATAGGCGCCTCTCTTATCCTCTAGCGACTGTAAAACATTGCATCCATACTACCTGTCGTCACCCTCCATGTAGGGGGTGCTTTCGGGCGTTGCTTATACTCTAATCGCTCCCGCCATTGCCGGAGCCTAATGCGCGTGGCTAGCCATGACCGGGCTACCTTCCGGGACGCTATGGTGTGTTTTGCAGCGGCTCGGTTGGCGTCTGCTTCTGAGTGTCGGTCTATCCGGGTCATAACCCATGCCCCGCCCCTGCGACCGACAAGCGCGATGTAATCCACGAAACGCCATAGGTCAAAGCGCACAAGCGTTCTAGATACGGTGGCGGGGGAGCAATGGCAAGCCTTCGCAATCGCGGTTAGGGTCAGTCTCCGATTGCGGTTGCGCGATTGCTCGATATACTGTAGTATGCTTAACTGACGGAATGTAAGCCAAACGGTACGCCCGTTGCGCTCGACAACGTACACCCGTAGTGATGGGTGGTGCGCGCGATACGCACGCAAGGATGCTATCTCAGGGTCGCCACTGCGGTTAAACCTGTGATTATATGACTTGCGAGCGCTGCGCGTTTCGGGCGGTCTCGGGTCAAGCGGTCTCACCGCGAAGGACGGCAATTATCGCAGCATTCCCAAGACTCAGCATACGCGCTATTATCGACAGTGACCCTCTTGAGGATAACACCGCATCGGGTACATGTCCATACCCTATTTACGGCTACAGGGTCACGCAATTCTAGCGGCTCTAAGGGCTCCCGATTAACGGATGCCTCCCACCGTTGGAATGCTTCCATTCTCTCAGCGGTGGTGCGTCCGTCTTGCACAGTCTGCCTCACTATAGCACAGTCTGTAAGTGACTTACAAGTGTTTGTGCGCCGCCCTCGGGGGAGACTGTGCTATCGACCCCAAGAGCGGCGCTATTGCGCAGGACGAGTCCCGCAAGCGTCATTGTAGCAGATGCCGGTTAATCTGTCAAGTCCGACACATACACCCATCGCATGAGCCCCGGAGAGCCACCGTCAATGAGATACCATGACGGATTATCAATGTCGTCCTGCGCCACGACACGGTATGCGGTCCCGCTGCCGATGGTGCCTGACTGGTCCCCACCGGGAGACTCGTAGTGTTTCGTGCCTTCGGGAAGGACTAGGATACGCCCGGTCCCGGAGTAAAGGTCTATCATATCAGACTCCAACGGTTGCGCGATAGTGCGCGTAAATAGGATGGGCTGTGCGCCGCCTGTCTCGGGGTAATCGTCAATCGGTGCGATATGGCCCGGATAGGAACGGTCCATAAGGCGCTTGACAACTCGACGGATGATGAGCAATACTACAGGGTCGCGCGGGTCACCGCCTGTGGGGTAGTCTGCCTCTAGCGCTGCCGCTCCGTAGACGCGTCGCCCCCATTCCTCAGCGGCAGCGCGCAACTTGCTTTCCGGCACCCTCTCATAGCCCTCAGTGCACCAAGGGTCTCCTACAAGCCACTCCCCATTGTAATCCGGGACCACCGCGATTGTATGCCCATATTCGCCAGAGCCGGAAATGCACCCATCCGCTAGCGTTTTATGCCACACGTCCAAGTGTACCATACGCCCCGCGCGAAGGGAAGCGATAGCGTCACTAAACGTCTTGCCATCCTCTACGTCTAGCGACTCGTCATAGCCTCTATCCCATGCTTCCCGCGCATCCCCGCTGTCCGTTCCTCCGGACTGGTCTGAGGTATATGACCTCATCTTAGAGGCTGTCGCCTTTTTGGCACCATCGCTCTCATAATCTAGCCCCATGCAAATACTCGCCATGCGGCAATTGGAATTCGCAAGGGATGAACCGTCACGCTGCGTCACAAATGATGGGCGGCGCTCGGGAGTCTGATTAGCCATGATTGTAACTCACTTACAATTCGTCACTGGCAACGTTGCCATCTTCGGGAGACTTAAATAGCCCGCTAACCGTAGAGCCGTAGGCGTTCGCCATCCGAACGATGATAAGACGGCGCAACTGGTAATCCGCATTGTCCGTAGCATGCGGCAGGACGTTAATGCCGATTGTGCCGTTATCGCCCATGTTAAAGATAGCAGAGATAGAGAGCCATGACGAGAGCCCCGCACCCATCCCCACCATAACGCCCGATGCGGCCTGCGGGGTGCCACCGACAGTATACCTGACGCGCGCGTCATTGCCAAGACCTAGCCCGGATGCGGATAGGTCTGCAATGCACTGATAGAGCCCGGAACCGCCAACCGGGATAACTAGCCTATCATTGGCAGCATCCAGCATATTAGCGCCTGCCAAATGATTATCAATCGAAAATGGAACCTCTGTTGCCAGCAATCCCGCCATGATATTACCGGAAACAACAGAGGTTAGCGGGGTATAAATGCGGTTGTGAACGTCAATGCCCCACGTTGACGCAACGGGACCGCCTGACGTTGGCTTAGTGGGAATTACAGCAGGCATCCCGTTATTCCTCCGTTTTGATGTAGAGATATGCGGGCATCGTAGAGAGACGCATACTCAATATGACGTGCTGCGGGTCATATCCCGCTGCCAACTGGTCATAATAGGCGAGCAACTTAATGCCGTACTGCGGTTGCCCTCCCCCGCCCGCAACGGTTGCCGGAGCCCACGCCCGGACAATCGCGGTAACGTCTCGTTCCTCCCACACGTCTAGCACCCTATCGCAATAGTACGGCACTTCCTCAGCATTCGTATCGGATGGCCCGGGCCATACCGCAGACTCGGACCACCCCTCCGTAATCCGGCGCATTTTGATGTATACGTTGTCCTCTATCCCGCCTGCCGTATCCTGATGGTATGGGCGGTAAAAGCGTAGCACAGCGCTAGTAATAGACTTGACCCCATCCCACTCAATCTCCGGGAAGTCTAGACATACGTTGCGCTTCTCATCCCCCGTCGCAGTGCGCGTACTGGTGCTAACCGTACCCTGAGCAGAGGTAGCGACACCGCCAGATGCCCCGCCCGTAATCGTGAATATCTCAACGCTCTTGGTCGCGTTGTACGCGCGCACGCGCGTTCGGGGCCCCGGTCCCCAAATTTGCGCCGGTTGATATGTGGTGAGTGTAGCACTCCACCCGCTATCTGTGTTCGCCTCAATTGACCCGCCTAGGACATTGACCAACTGAGAGATAAACGTTCCGTGCTTCGTGCTTGCACGCACTCGCACAACCGTTACCATGCCGAGATTAAGGATAGCGAGGAATTGCGCTTCCGTTTGTGGGCGGATGGTGCCAATTTCGTACTGATTATTGACTGCCCCACGGTCCTTAAGTAACTGACTTACAAATGCAGCGGCATCCGGGTTGGGACGCTCCCGCACTAGCGCAAGGTCTCCATACTTGTCGATAGAGGCTTGATTTTTCGCCTCCACCATCGTAGGGTCTTTAAGGGGCATATCGTTGTGCGCTATGATATGATTAAAGACTCCCTCCATTGACAACTTGGAGCGGAGGGTATCAATCGGGATGGACTCTGGCTTATCCCCGCCAAACGTAATGAACGTAATTTGCGGAGAGCCAAAGTACCGGAAGCGCAAGACGCCTTCCCGGTCAATCCATACAGCGTGCAATGCATCATATGCAGCGGTGGCGATGTTCTGCCATGCAGAGCCACCGGGCAGGATGGTACCTACTGCCGGGTCTAGCGCGGGCGAGGATGGGTCATCCTCTACCGTAATATATGGTACACCGGATTTCTCCAAGAGCCATCGCGCGCGCGCGCGGAGCCTGTAGGGCCAATCCTGCGTAACGTCCTCCGGTAGTTTCGCCTTTGCCATCAGCGAGATACCGTCTGTTGCGCGGATACTCCCCTGCTTAGTATACATGTCGAATTCCACTTCGTCAATGAAACCTGTACGCACAATTTCACTGCCGAATAGGATACGAATTCCCCCGCCCGGGACGATGTATTTTTGCAGCGGGGATGCGGTGTTAGCAGGGTCAAGCAATCGCCCCGGGTCAAACGTTGCGATAGACCATGAGCCAGCGGCGGGAACGGTTAGCGCTCCTTGATTGTCGTCCGCTCCCCATGTAATCTGCGCGTTAACACTCTGCGGGGTAGCATCCTGCCATGCCTGACCAGCCCACACGTCAGTATCCCAAACGGACTCATCCCACAGCGCCCCTGCGGGTGGTCCTAGAACCTCAATGCGAGCGCTACCGATTGCGGGTAGCGGGGGGAGCCCGTCGCTATCGGGCATCTATGAGCGTCCCGGGCTAAAGACAGAACCCACCCCGTTACGCGACTGATAACCGCGCAGCGCCTTAATGACCTTTGCCTCAATTACGGCAGGGTCGCCATAGATGTTAATTGTAACAGGACCAACGGCATTCTGTCCACCCGCGCGGCTCTCTGCTTGTAAGCCACTTACACCGCTAGTGGCAGCGCCAAACGACGGGAACGACATTCCACGGAAGGGATTGATTGCTTCCAACTTGTTAATGACATCCCCGAGAGGCTTAAGCAACTTTTTCGCCCACTCAACTAGACCCTTAAGCGCACCAAGTACCTTAGTAATGATGCCAAATGCGACGGTAAGCGCCTTAGAGAGCAACTTAACAAGCGGGATGAGGACCGGGAGGATAGCCTCTACCAATTCCCCGAACGCCTGCAAAATGGGAATGAGCGCGGGAATGATGGCATCCAAGATAGGGAGGAACACAGACCCGATAGTTTCGGTTAATTCTCCGAAAGCGTCGCCCGCTCGCGCCTTCATCCCATCGGTGGACTCTGCGAATAGGTCAGCCTGTCCCGCTGCCTGCTTCGATGCGGCAGCGAGCGTGTCGGTTGCGTCTGCTCCCTTCTCCAATCCCGGAAGCAACTTGCGAAGTGCGCCATCCTGTCCCGCGTTCGCCTTCGCCACAGCATCGGCAGCGGTCGCAAGGTCAACGCCTGCAAAGCGCGCGATATTCTGCGCGTCCGTTAGCAGGTTAGTTGCCGCGCCAACGTCACCCGTAGCAGTGACAAGCGATTGCAGCGCTTCGCGCGTCTCGGTGTCGCTAAACGCCTTCGCCTGACCCGCTGCGATTGCCGCTTCTACCTGTGCGGTGGTGTTCGCAGTCTCAGCGCCAGCGGCCTTAATCGCTGCGGTTAGTTTGTCCTGCTCCGCGCGGTCCGCTGCGGCAGCATCCGCCATCTCAAAGATAGCAGCACCGGCAGCAACCGCAGCGCCAGCAACGACAGAGACCTTAGCGGCAGTGCCTAGCGCACTGCTGCCAAAGTCCTTGACATCTACGCCCGCGTCGCCTAGAGACTTTTGTAGCCCGGTGGTATCGCCAACGATACCGACAACAAGCGAAACACCTTTGCCAAACATTAGCCCGCCTTCCGGCGAGAACGACGCCTACGCTTGTCAGCATATGCGGACAATTCGGCAACTGTCAAGTGCTGCGCCTCTGCCGGGGGGAGCCCGGTGGTAATGGCAGCACCGACAATCGTACTCGCTCGCTTTGCGTTGCGCTGCGCTCGGGCAGGGTCAACCTCGCCCACTACCTCTAGTTTCCATGTGCAGACTTCATCGAACGTCAGTGCGGTATTGGCACGTCGCGCAATGCACCATGCCATAGCATAGAGCATCCGCATTCGCCGTGCAGTATTCGCCTTCGGACCTAGCAAAGCGCCTAATTCGGCAGGGTCAACCTCGGCAATCTCTGCCATATCCAGCACTTCTAGCAGCGTTAATTGCGTTGCATCGAACGTATTAAGGTCCAATACGGCAACCTTGACGTTAACCGGGTGAGCCTCGGCAATCGCCGCAAGGTCAATCCTTGACAACGAAGTTGGCACGCTCTCCGATTGCTGCGATGTGCTGTCCATAAAGCGCCTCAGTCTCTTTGGTGTTCTTCTCAAACGCTTCTGTAATCGCGTGGGTGGGCTCTATGTTGTGGTCCTGCCAGCCCCACTCTTGCACCCCCGCGTATTCTTCCTCATTGATGAATTGCGCTTCCGTCTCTGTGCTGTCTGCCTGCCATCCTGCGGCAAGGGCTCCGGTATCGCGCCTTGTTGCATTTACGATACTAGGCAAGAGCATTTCTGCTTCTGCCCGGTGAGCCTCTTGTAAGTTACTTACACCCCTGTCTACCTTCTCTAGCGCGCGCGTTACCTCGGGAACCCCCTTGACGGTTAGTCCCTTCTTCTGCATAACTACCCACTCTCGCTAGGGGTGAATTTCCCGCACGAATGGCCCACAACGCCCTAGAACGGCCCATAGCGCCTGCATACTTACGGAGTGGCCTACGCGTATTACTTTGGAATTTGCGTGGCGTGGCGGGCCGTTCCTTAAGATATGTTAAGTCCGATGCATAAACGGACGCGCTTGTCAAGAGGTTTGCGAAAATGGATAGTTATGCAGCGCTTTCCTCGTCCGCAGCAACCGGGGGTGTCGTTGCCAGAACAGGCTTAGCAGTAAACGGGAGGGTAACCTCAAACTCGGCAAACGTGGAGACCTCTCCGCCGTACTGCACCGGAATGAGTTTGACGGTACCCTGCACTTCCGGAGTCTCAGCGCTCGCGGCAACACCCATACCATGAGCGTTAAGAGCAATCGTCGCAACCTCACCCGCGTTATCCCACAGGAAACGCGCAAGGCCGGTGGATGAGTAATCCTGGCCCGCTCGCATGACAAGCGAGTAAGTTTCGGGAGCGCTATTGCTGGCAACGTTTCCGTCTAGCGTCGGGTAATCGACGGTCTCCCCCGCCTCAACCTCAACGTGCACGTCCGCCGCATCGCCCTCAAATTGCTTATCCGTCCCGGCAAGACCTAGAGTAAATTTCGCGGTCTTGATAAAGAGGATGGTAGCCACCGTCAAACCTCCAACATCGTTTCTATGACGCCACGACAAGCAAGGTATCTAGCCCCGCTCATGTCCACAATTGCGGGGCGGCGCCACTCTAGGTGACTCCATCGCTGCAACGGCTCTAGTGCATTGTGTACGCTCTGCACGAGCGCTTCCAATTCGTCAAACGTTGCCCCACCATCAACGCGACCGGCAACCGCCCACACTTCCCACCGCTGCCGACGCTTCCCCGCTAGCAGTCCTTCGGTACCTACCCACGGCTCTCCGGGGAAGATACGCGCACAGGGAGCGCTAAACGCTCCCCATCCGTAGTAGGTGTCAATGTCCGCTGCGGTTAGTGCATCCATTAGGTCCGCGCGGGCCGCACTAAGCGTCACCCGATGCCCGGACCGTTTCCGTGCCTGTCAATCTGCGGGGCAACGCTAGCGAGGTAGTCCCGCGCTAGCGCATTAGCAGTGGCAGTGTCAGCAAAACCTGAACCGCCAAACGGCACTTCCTTGCGCTTGTACGCTTCCCCTGCCGCATATGTTGCGGCTAACTTGATTTCGTCCAGTGCGGGCGAAGGGTCAACGATTACAGCGCCGTTGAGCCTGACGTTAACGCCAGACTCAACAGCGCTAGCAACCTGAGTAGCCCAATCGGTCTCTGCCTGCGATGGTGTCTTAACGCCAGCGTAGGCGAGAACATCAGAGGCAGAGACGTACATTGCTACTTGCCCTTTGGCTTCCCGGTGTTGTATTCGCTTTCCTCGTGCGCGCTCGGGTCATCCGGGTGCTGCGAGGTAGCAAGCGCAACATCGTCAGGCGGGACGCCTTCCTTGGTCACATCGTACCCAAGGTCAGCCTTCGTAAGTGTCTGCTTCCCGACATCGCTAGAGTTAGGAGTCTCGCTCCCTGCAACCTCCTGAATTTCGGCAGACACCGCCATTTCCTCAGCCTCGTTAGCCTCGTCGGCCTTCGTAGACTTCGGAGCCTTCGCGTCCTTGTCCATAGCGATTACCCCTTGTAAGTGACTTACCTTTGTGGTATGCTCTAGACGTTGGTGTAGGTGTACCGGCGAACGCCCTTGGGCTGCAAGACTGCAAACCCGAAATACTGCCAGATTGCGAAAACGATTGACTGCGGGCCTTCGCGCTCCGTCAGTCGAATATCAAGGATGGCGGACTTCCACTGTCGCGCGTCATTGCGTCGCGCAACAATCTCATTGGTGGCAGCAAGCAGAGCCCACGCGGGGGTAACCGGCACACCGCCAATGGTGGCAGACTGAAACCCCGGATTGCTGCCCATCGTACCAAGTGCGTTCTGCGGATTGACATAGGACAGGAGCGGACGCCCGCTAGCATCCACCGCACCAACAAGGTTTCCCCAATCGGTGCTATTCACAAACACCGCCTCTGCGGGGAGCATACGCGCACCGGCACCGCCAGCGGCAGCGCCTGCGTAATACTGCCCAAGGACACCGGCAATACCGGCATGGAGATTAGCACCGCCCCCGGCAGTACCAGCGGTATCCGGGATAGCACCCGACGAAGGGAGCGCTTCGAGCACTAGAGCAATCTCACGCTCGGTATCCCGCATGAGCAATTCCTGCAACTCAGTGCCGATGATGACATCGGTACCGGGTGAGGCTCCATCGACCGCCTGACGGCTAACGATAGTCTCGCCGCCAATGGTCTTAGGCGTCAGAGCCGTTGGCCCGGTGGTAATATCAATGTTCGGAACCGGGGCATTCTCCGCAGTCTGCACGTCCGTATCGCCCGTCACCGCTCCGAACGACGGAACGCTAATGGGATTGGGGGCGGCAATCGGGGTGACTGCAAAGAACGCAGAGAGCGGACCGCTATACGCGATGTCCGGAACGTAAAGGTCCGGATAGTGCGTAGTGGGATACGCACCGGCGATGTCGGACGAGTCAACCGCGCGACGCTCCATCTGCGTAGCAAGGTCCGTAATTAGCATGCGGTGTCGCGCCATGCGCTCTCCCGCCTGAGCGTCCCGGTTGGCAACGCCCACAAGGTCAGCGAAGTATGAATGCCCGGTGCCGGGACCGTAGACGGTCTCACTGCGAGTGATGACCGCGCTACCGGGACGGCCCGCGTCCCGCTGCGGAAGCGCCTTGCGCTCTGCATCCCGGCGCTGCGCCTCTGCCTCAGCATCGGAGATAAGCGCAGTAACGTTGGTAATGCGGGTGGTAAGTGTGTCAATCTCGGTGGTCTCACCATCGTCAAGCGCTCTGTCCTCGGACTCGGCAATCTGACGGATAGCGGCAACCTGCCGAGTGAGCGCATCCCGGCGCTCAGTGAGCGCGGATGCCGACAGCGTAGCCATTGGGCTTGTCCTTCCTGTGGCTCGCGCCACGCTCCTTAGTGCAACCCTCGCATCCCGATAAGCAGGAGCGTAGGAGCCTGCCACACCAGCGAGACGCACACCCGCATAATGCTCAACGACGCCCGCCTTGCGGCGGAATTTCCCCGGTACAAATTCGACGCTAACGCCATTTAGACCGCTCCCAATCTGAGAGCGAGCGTGCGCCGTTTCGGGAACATCCATGAAGTCTCCCGCAAAATGGAGACCGTCAGACCGTTCCTCTAGGCGATTGATAACCCCCACCGGCACCCCACCATCCGCGCCATGCCGAGACAGGTAGGCGATGCGCTCCCCTGCGTTGATAGCGCGCGCCTGCTCAGCGAACGCACCCCGCGTAAACCGCTCCTGCCCGTAGGCAACATCAATGGTCACACCGAACGGAAGCGCCATACCCTCAAAACGGCCCGGGGTGCCGTCAACATCCCGGACCTCAACGCTCCCGATTTGAGTGCTTCTAATCTCCGGCACCTACCGCCTCCGTTTCCGCTGCCTGCTCCGCGCCAGCGGCAGCGCCAATTGCAGCGTTGTCCGCCATCTGCTCTGCCGAGTTAACGCGCGCCTCTGTCATGGCATCAATGTTCTCATTAGGCGCTAGCCCTTCCTCGGCCCGCACTTCTCCGGGCTCCATCCACGCCTTACCACCCGTCGCGGTCTGCCATGCTCGGAAGCGCGCTTCCTGCGACGCCCGCGTAAGGCGGGTCATGTCGATAAGCATAAACCGTTCTTCCGGAAGTAAGTCACTTACAACATCTTGGATAGGGTCAACGAAACCCGACAGGGTGAAACGCTCTAGCGACAGCGCCTCATCATTAAGGTTTGCATATGTCATTGACTGACCCGTAGGCACTACGTTAACATACCTAGCAGGAACGCCAAAGAGGTTAGCAATCTCAACGACAATCTCTCGCCGCGCATCAATGGCAACAGCGTTAGCGACATCTGCTCCCCAAGGGGCAGCGTTAGCACCCTTGCCCAAGACCGCAGGGAAGTCCGGGCCTTTGCTGCGTCGGTCGCGCCATCGCGTCCCGATAAGGTCAGCCTGTGTATTGTCTAATTCCTGCTCAGTGGTAATAACGGTGGTAGGGCTACCGCCCGCCTGCCAGTATCGCGCACCGTACATGTCGGATGCATGCGCCTGCGTCATGGTATTCCGCGCCATTTGCAGAATGCCGATTAGGTGCAGAGGCACACCGGGCCAGAACGCAGAGCGCATCGGGATGATTTCCTCGCCGCTCACTGTACCGGCAACGCCTGAGATAGTGTATGCTGTAGGGGGATACACCCCGAACGGGTCAACGTACCCTGCCGGGGCGATGGCTTCGGCAGGGAGGGGGATGAGGGAACCTGGGATACCCTCATCGTCCACACCCCCTACCATTCTCAGGTAGGCGATGTCCTGTAGCGCCATCTGCGAGACGCACCGCCAAACCCATTCACGACGCGACATGATAGCGGCAGGACGTTTCACTAGGCGGGACGGTACCTCTAGACGCATCGCGCCTTCCCACTCTGTCCACCGCTGCCCCGCAATCGCGTTTGCAATCAGCGAGACGCACCGGCGAACGGCAGCAACACCCGCTGCCTCAGTGATGGTGAGAGGATACGCGCTAGGTTGGATGACGGTATTAAGCGAGACCGTCGTTGCGAAGGACGGATACCGCCTCTCCGGAAACCTAGTGACAGGGACGGGCATCCTATCGCGCTTAGCGACTTTGCCCGCAGCGGTGGTGCGCTTCTTCCCCATCGGTGTAATTGTAACCTACTTACATTCGTTTGTCAAACGAATACCTGCACAGGCGATACCGCCCGCATTGCATACATTGACGCTAGCGTCATTCCCACAACTGAGGTAATAGGTTGATTGCTAATCGTCCATCGCCACGCACCCTCACTGCCAACGAAGCGCCGTTGCGCTCCCGCAATCTGCGCGTCTAGGTGCGGGTCATCATGTGCGATACGGCGCGAGGACACCGCCTCTGCGAAGTCATGGCATGCCATCATCAACCGATTAGCAGAGACCGCAATGCATGATACACCGTGCGAGATTGCGAAGCGCTCCATTGCTGGAGCGAGCGCAGAGGTAGCAACGTACACCACAGACTCTACGCGCAACTTATCGCACAGCCTACCTAACTCTTGCGTGAAGGTCTCTGCGGTTAGCGGTGTCTCCGGGCGAGACTGCAAGTACCTGTGCACTTCTACACCTACCATGCCGTCGCGCCTCTGCGCTCCGACGATGATAGAGCCTTCCGACCAAGTAGATGTAACGTCAACGGCTATGGTATACTGAGCAGGGTCTGCAATTCCGCCCGCCTCTAGTGGCTCCTTGACGCGACAGGCTCCCCATGCTGCTAGGCTAAATGGCGCGTCTACCCTCTCGTCGTGCCATCTGTTAAGCCTCTCGCGCACCCATGAGCCACGCGGCAGGATGGCAAACTCTGATGTTATCATCTTCCGGGCTAGGCGTCCATCGTCAAGAGCGGGATTGGCTTTCGCCAACTGGTCCCAA